ATAAGTGAGTTGATGCTCTTTACCATCTGGTGTTTATCTGATCCAGTGATAATAGATTGTACTTCACCATCTCTTAAAATAAATTCGTCTTTGGTACTATAAAACATTGGTTAGGGTCCCTTATAGATGTTTTGAATATGTGTTTCGAATTGTTCAATCTTATCCAATCGATTTGGCCACAAAATGTACTCTTTCTCAGGATTCATCTTGAGATTGGTCAGTAGTGGTTGAATCGCATTGTATAGATTATCAAGACGTGTTTGCGTTTCATCTACAGCCTCAGAGGCGTTCTCGAGTTGTTGAAATGCCTCGAGTTCAGACTCATCTACTGCAGTAAAACCAAAATCAAATAAATCGTTCATAGAGTTATTTATACCTAAATAAAATTGTATGTCAATAAAAGGAACAAAAATATGTTAGACTTAGCAAACATGGATAAACATGTTGAACATCTAAATGAAACATGGAAGTATCTATACGATAACGATCAGTACGGATCTGACACGTGGCACATCATAAAGGAACCACCATACGAAGGTGACTGCGAAGACTACGCGTTGACGCTACTGTGGTTGATGAGTGGCAAGTCAATGGTCAACTTCTGGATCAATGTATTCACCATGCAGGCACAGTTGCGTAGAGTCATCACTAAGAAGGGCCAAGGTCATGTGGTACTTCGTGTCGGCAACCTATATGCAGACAACTGGACGCAAGAGTTCGTGACATGGGAAGAGATGGAGTCTAGGTGTGGCCACAAAAAGTATCTGTGGATGTACGACCCAATTCTTGTTGTTTTTGAAATGTTTAAATCTACTTTAAAAAAATCTTTAAAAGGGGTTGACAGAACTTAATTTATCCTGTACAATATCCTAACCAAATGGGGGATATAGTATATGAATATTTTTGTACTCAGTAACAATCCAGTCATAGCTGCACAAGAGCAGTGTGACAAACATGTTGTCAAAATGATCGTCGAGTCTGCACAGATGTTATCAACAGCCCATCGTATGCTTGACGGTCAATCTTATCGCAAACCTTCCAAGTCTGGTAAGACCATGATCAAGTACTACGATCATCCTACCCTAGACGACCAACTCTACAAAGCAGTCCATCACGGACACCCCTGCACCATCTGGACGATGGAATCTATCTGCAACTACATCTGGCACTACAAGCACTTCATCGCACTCTGTGATGAATATATGTATCGTTATGGTAAACGACACTTGACAGACACCCTTCTACGTGATATATTACTCACTCCACCGGCGCGTATACCACACGTCGAGCGGACACCGTTCAAGCTTGCTATGGGCTCCAACCCTGAGTGTATGATGTCTGACCCTGTAGAGTCATACCGTGCATTCTACCAGACCAAGCAAGATCGGTTTAGTATGACATGGACTAGTCGTCCTGTCCCATCATGGTTTGAGGTAAAGAATGAAAGAGCAAGTGCTTAAGATCGTCAAAGAAGAAATCTCTGAGAAGATGGACCAGATACGAAATCTTCCCGTTGACAACACATCACCCAACACCAAGTTGCATTTCTTAACAGCAGAGCTGGGTGCGATGCAACAGATACTACGTCGAATGGAGAAAGAGTTGTGATACATGGATCGATGAGACATACCCCTAGTGGTCGTAAGATTAAAAAAGTGAAACCTAAAGGAGAAGTTTATGAGAAGTATCAACCGCCAGCGTTCCGTTCAATCGAGACAACTAAACCAACGCGCATCCTTTCATATGCAGAGCAAAGATGCGCGGAGTCAAATCAGTACCCCAGTCGGTCAGACTTCGCAACACCGGAGTCATGTTCTAAGCCCGAACGAAAAGAGTACACTGGCACTCTCGTAAAGGGTATCGGTACTATGCACAAGTCGAATGCGATTCCCGTAATTGACGAACAACAGATGAAAGACCTTGCGTCAATGCGTAGATAAATGTGTAATATTTACACAAAAAAGTTTTAAAAAAGTGTTGACTCTTTCGCCAGATTTGATATAATGGTTACATCAAATGAGGAGAGACATATGATGAAATTTGAAAACACTGCGAACGTCGGAGACATTATCCGTGCATACGATTTTGAACCGATGTCTGATCGTCCCGATTCCTACCTCGTAGGTGAGGTACTTGAGAAAGGTGCAATTTGGGCGAAACCCCACTACACTGCTCCTCGCAAGGTCTATATGTGTGATGGTTACACCATCTTCGTCAAGGACTCTGTGACTGGGTCTGTAGAACACGACATACAACGTGTGGGTCGCATCATGTATGTCCCCTTTGAGATGGCTGGTCGTGATTTTGATAACCGTGTGGAGGTGATCTAAGATGATTAAATTGAAGCCCGCAAGTCCCCAACGAATTGTTGAAGTTCTTTTCGCTAATGCAACTCTTTGGATGTTCGTCTACGCTGCGATGCAACTCGCTGCCGGTCATCCTGTTGAACCCTATGTCTACTAAGGAGTCGTCTATGAAGTACAACAAGGAAGCGGTACAGAAAGAGATAAACAAAGATCGTCGTATCAAGGCTAAAGAGGCGAAGGCGATACATTCACTTTTGAGAGGGAGAACACGATGAGTGCTACATTTGAACGAATCTGGGAGGAGTTGGTTCCTCGTGAAGGTAACGCCGCTACTGTCGCTGGTGAGATGGTTCGTGCCGCCGGTCGTCTGCGTTATGACTTCTACAACAACGGGATGGGTAACAACACTTCCGGTGCCCTGAAGTTCCTACGTGAGAAGGGTGCGATCGACAAGGAGTTATTCGATTACGTCCTACCCTACACGACGGGTCGACTCTATGAAGGTAAGTATGAGAACGACTTTTTCCATGTTGCCATCGACCGCATCGTTGAGATGACCACCAAGATGGTGACCTTCAACCCTCAGTTGATGACGATGGAGAACACCGAAGACATGCTCGACTATTCGGATGAAGATCTTGATGAGACGTGTCAAGAGTGTTCAGGTTATGGGTACGATGACTATGGCGATGAAGACTGTTACATGTGTGACGGTACCGGATTCGTTAGTCAATAGTTTAGAGGGGAGTCGGTCTTGCGAAGATTCCGACTGACAGGTATGTGGACTGCTCCCCTATTTTTTTATTTACAGGAGATCAATATGAGAGAAAGTGAAAGAAAGTTGAACGAGTCGTTTGATAAAGTAGAAGCGGCGTTTGATCGATGGGATGCCGCGGCCGACAGGGTAGAACGAAAACTAATCATGATGCCTTTTGTTGTTGTGGGTTCTATCGTTGTATCATCACTCTTGGCCCAATATTTCTTCTAGTTGTGACAAATTACCACAAATAACTCTTGCATATTTCTGAAACATGTACTATAATGGTTACATCAAATGAGGAGAGGTTGTTATGGAAAATTTGAAAGGTCGTGTAGTTCAGATCAACTCTGGTGCGATGTACCCAGAGCGTATGGGTGAGGTCGTCGAAGATCGTGGTGAACAGGTTGTGGTCTACTTCCCACCTATCAGCAGTGCTGATCAATCTGAACTGCGGTACATTGCGAAGTTCCGATTGCTTGTGAGTGAGTATGCCTTCTGTGATGTTCCTGCTTGCCCTGGCATTTACTTGATTGCGAAACCATTTGTTGAGGAGTGTGCGTAATGAATACCTATTCATCGTTAAACAAATTCATGTTAGAAGTTGAATTGGAAGCCCTACAAAAAGATGTGGGTACTGACCATCCCTTTGCCCGCGAGATCGGGTGCCGCATCGCGGAGATCAAGAACATCTTGTCTCCCAAACCTGTCCCCCAGATCGAGGAACAGACCGAGTTGGAACTGGTTGTTCCAGTGACCTTTGATGAATTGTTTGGAGTTGCATAAGGAGTTCTATGTCTAAGATCATTAAGTTAAATTTCACCAAGAAGGTGCGTTATATCTTCGACAAAGAGACTGAAGAGAACGCACAGCTTGGAGAAAAAGTTTTAAACCACTTCGGATCGTTTATTGATAATACATGGGAAATGACCGATGTAAAAAGATTCCACAAGACCCTTCGTGAGTGTGGGTTATCAGTTGAGGAGTTCCTCGCAAAGAAATGGACAGCACCCAAGAAGAAGGCTCCTGCCAAGAAGCGGGTAAGGAAAAAGAAGTAATGCGAACTGCATATCGCAGAGCATTGAACGCGGGACTGACTACCAGTCAGGCCCACAAGTATTCCGACTACTATCGTCGCAAGACGGTCCTACCAAAACGCGACAGTGAGAAGACCAAGACCTACAACGCAGAGTGGAAACTCGAAAACGAACACCCTGAGTTGATCGGTCCACTCAATGAGTTTAAAGATGTGGAGAAGTTTGTAAAACAAGTGACCGCATCCAAGACGTGGGAGAAGTTGTCTCGTTACCACGGCAAGGTCCGAGTCGTCCAGTCACGCAATATGGGAAGTCGAGCGGCATACATGGGTAGGTCGCATGGGTCGTGGATCGAGATCTCGCCCGCGTTCGACTTCAACAAGTACATCGTCCTACACGAACTCGCGCATAGTGCAGGACACAGCCACCACCATGTGACCTTTCGACAGACCCTACTGAAACTGGTGTCGAGGTTCCTTGGTCGTGAGACCGCCACGATCCTGAAGGCGAACTTCAAGGAACAGGGTCTGCGAGTGACCCCGTCGAAACCGAAAGATCCTGAGTCGTGGTTAAAAGCAGTAAAAAACGCACCCTTTATTCCAAAATAATCTAAAAAAGGTCTTGACTTTATTTGAAAAAAGAGTATAATGTGTATTGTGAGTTGGGGAGATCTGGTCTCTCGACTAGGGGCTTCGGCCCACTGTTTGTCTCTCCGAGACATCTGGTGTCAGAATAGGAACTACGGTTCACTGCTTCTTCCCTTCTCACTCCTTTGCTAAGAGGTTATCATGAGTTGTTTACAAGGATACATTGACGTGTCCTATGAAAGGTTGACCGAAGTGTTGGGAGAGCCTAACATCTTCTACGAATTTAAGTTTGAAGCGTACGACATCTACGGAGAAGAATTTGAGATCACTATCGTCAGTCAGTACGACGGCACTTGGAATGTTTTCGCAAACGATCCCTGTGCAATGCGAATTGTTGAACGAAAAATACAACCCATTTATTGTGAAAAATTAACATAAAAAAGTTTTAAAAAAGTGTTGACAATCCCGCCAGATTTGGTATAATGGTTACATAAATTGATGAGAGAGAGTTAATTATGTTGAAGTTGATTGAGAAGTACGAAGCGCGTGGTCTTGAGTTGGAGATTGATGAGGCGAAGATCACTGCGGTTTGTAAGCGTCCTACTAAACGTGCCCGTCTGGGTTACAAGACTGAGTTCGCTTATCGTTACGGTACTGTCGCTCGTATGATTGAACACGTTGAACAGTTCCTTGTTGACCTTGAACGCGCTGATCAGTGGAAGCAGGAACGCAAGATCGCTCGTGCTGCCGCTAAGGCTGCCGCTCTTGAGTCTGTCAAAGAGGGTGACATCTATGTCGCGTCTTGGGGTTGGGAACAGACTAACATCGATGCCTACCAAGTCATCGCTAAGAAAGGTGCGACCGTCACTCTGCGTGAGATCGCTGTCGCTTCTGTTGAAGGCAGTGAGAGTTTCATGAGTGATCGTGTCATTCCAGTCAAGAACGAGTTCATCGGTGGTGAGTTCAAGAAGCGAATCACTGGTAAGTACATCAACATTGACGATGTGCGTCACGCTGGTCTCGCCGAAGAAGGTAAGTCTTTCTACCGAAGTTGGTACGCGTAATGAACTTTCGTCACTGGTGTAACCAAAAGTGGTATGAGCATTGCGACGAAGTGGCACAGTTCACGGGTCGCAGTCCCCTCTACGATTCAGCAGAATATTTTAGAATGTATAAGTGGTGGTTGAAGAGAGAGTACCGTCACGAAATGAAAGGAGAGAAGTAATGTATACAGCAAAGCCTAAGTTAAACAACAACCTTGATGTGCAAGAGTTTGAAGTCGTCCTAGACGCGGTTGATTACTTGAACGAGTACAACAAGATGGGTAAGAAGTTTCAAGATGAACACGGCCAGTTTGTGCCTACTATGAAGGCTGAAGATTGGTGGTTGTTAGGTAAGTTAAGTGCCCCCGAGGGGTTCGAGTTTAGAGACAATAGGTTAGTGGAGTCAAAGCAATGACAGCATGGTATGCACGTGGTGAAGTGGGAGAGTATCTTCGAGATCTTTTTGATTCGGTGATTGATGATATGCTCTCACCTGAGATGGCAGTTTCTAGTATGGAAGCTATTGGTATGAGTGAAGTCGAGATTCGTGAGGCAATCCAAGATGAGATTGATCTACTCGAAGCGTTCGATGAAGTCATGCCCGAAATAACAATTCATTAAGGACTAGGTATGATTGCCGAAAATGTTATTATAGAGAACTCGCCCAATGAGGGCATCTCCGACTATGTGTTTCGTTGCGCAGAGTCAATTGGAATTACCCGTCTAGGCGGGTATGTTAAAGTTTTGTTTGAAGAAGAGATGATCGGCAATTTTTCTGGTGAAACAGATGGTGATGAAGATCGAGTAGATATTCGGTTTTCAACTCATGACCAAGATGATGAATCGCTCAAGATTAATATCGCACACGAGTTTGTTCATGCTGTGCAGATTTTAACGGGACGACTCATTCATGTGGGTCTAACTCTTGATGAGGATGGTTTGTCATACAAACATATCTTTGATGGAGTTGAGTACACAAACCTTGCCTATGAAGATCATCCTTGGGAAGAAGAGGCGTATAGGTATGAAGAAGAAATCTATCAATCGGTCGAATCCGGTGGCGAAACACTCACCGAAGTTCAATCGGCCATCCACCCACGTTGACCGTAAGAAAGAGGTCAAGAAACGGGGCTATCCTGAAGATAGCCTCTATCCTAATAATGATCACTCTTGACAAGAAGAGTTTTTTGGAGTATAATATATGTCAATTTCGAAAGAAGAACGTTACGCAATGATTCGTGCAGCTGCACTTAAGATTCAGAAGCGTGGCAAAATCAGTGCGGCAAATAAACGTCTCGCTGATGAAGTAGAACGTCTTGATCGTCAAGACTATAAGTCGGATGTGCGTTGGGGAGATGAGGTTAAATTTGTGAATACTCATTTCTCAGACGTATATGAAGCTAACCAAAACGAGGAGTGGAATTAATGTCCCTACCTGAAAACCTTATTGACTTAGGTCAATACCCTCGCAATGATGTAGAACTCATCGCACGTGAGTACATGCGCATTGCATATCTAGACACTCTGGATACCTTCGTTAAGGAGTTCGCAGAACTTCCTGAAGACGATGAGAAACGTATGAATGTAATCTCTACGCTCGAAGCGTTTGAGCACACGATTGCAGTTCTTGATCAGAGTGAAGAGTTTCTCGAAGCCGTTCATGCAGATACTGGTGAAGAAGGCGCCGAGGACGATGAATACGAACGATTCTAAGGAGGCGTCAATGTCATATGAAAACATTGTTGAACAGTTAAAGTCTAACATCTTACAGGTCACGTTCACAAAGGTAGATGGAGAAGAGCGTGTTATGCCCTGTACCCTTTTACCTGAGTTGTTACCGACACGTGAACAGGGTGAGACTGCGGCTGCATTGGCTGTGAACAACTCAGTTGTACGTGCGTTCGCTATCGATAAGCAAGCTTGGCGGTCTTTCCGTGTGGAAAACGTCACGCAAGTTGAGGTACTCGATGGATGAACAAACTGAAGAGAAGTTCCTAACCAAAAAATCTTTCTCAACTATGGTTGAGAGTTTCGTGTTTCGAAACAAACAGTCCTATATGGACGCTATTGTACATCTATGTGAAGAGAATGGACTAGAGTTAGAAGACATTAAGAAATACTTGTCTCCGACTATAGTTGAACATCTCGAGGCTGAAGCGAGACAGTTACATTTTCTCCCTCAGCAGAACACACTAGACGTATAAATAGAAGTGCCCTAGAGGCAATTCATATTTTAGTTTATATTTAAGTTTATACAAGGTACATATTATGTCTTTTGCAAATCTAAAGTCCAGATCTATGGACATCTCCAAACTTGTCACTGCCGCAACCGAAGCGTCAGGTCAGACAACCAACACCAACAAATACCAAGACGATCGCAAGTGGAAGCCTACTGTTGATGAACAGGGCAACGGCTACGCTGTTATTCGTTTTCTTCCTGCTACTGAGGGTCAAGACCTACCGTGGGTACGTTACTGGGATCACGCATTCAAGGGTCCAACCGGACAATGGTACATCGAACGATCACTCACTACCCTTGGTCAGAACGACCCAGTCGGTGAGTTGAACTCACGTCTGTGGAACTCAGGTATCGAAGAGGACAAGGAAACCGCACGTCGCCAGAAGCGTCGTCTACACTACGTCACTAATATCCAAGTGATCAATGATCCCGCGAACCCTGCCAATAACGGCAAGACGTTCCTCTATGAGTTCGGTAAGAAGATCTTTGATAAGATCATGCTTC